CCACAGGGACCACAAGGTCCTCAAGGTCCACAAGGTGATGCATCAACAGTTCCAGGTCCACAGGGACCACAGGGTCCGATTGGAAATACTGGTCCTCAAGGTCCACAAGGCGTCACAGGACCGCAAGGTCCACAAGGTGTAACTGGACCGCAAGGACCACAAGGTCCGCAAGGTGTCGTTGGTCCACAAGGTCCACAAGGTCCTCAAGGACCACAAGGACCGCAAGGTGTTGCTGGTCCAACAGGAGCTGATTCAACGGTCGCTGGTCCTCAAGGTCCTCAAGGTCCTCAAGGAAATGCTGGTCCACAAGGACCACAAGGACCACAAGGTGTTGCTGGTCCTCAAGGTCCTGGTGGTTCAACTGGACCGCAAGGTCCACAAGGCGTCACAGGACCGCAAGGACCACAAGGTGTGACTGGTCCACAAGGACCAACTGGTCCAATTGGTGGATCAAATACGCAAGTATTCTTTAACAATAATGGTGCAACTGCAGGATCTGCAAATCTAACATTCAATCTGAATGGAAATGTGTTCAGTGTTGGCAGCTCAACTATTGTAGCAAACGTATCAAATAATTCAGTCACGATGAGTGGCAATTTGACTGCTACAATGAAGTCAAGTAAAGACTTCATGATTGCAAATACAAATACCAATGCAGCAAATACCGTAGACTTGTCTATATCAAATTATTTCCGCCACGTAATGACTGCGAGTGTTCAGTTTACATTTACTAATGCACCATCTTCTGGAATTGGTCAAATGTTCTCGCTCTTGTTGCTACAAGATGCTACTGGCGGTAGAGTGCCAACATTTGCGAATACAGTTTATTGGGCTGGTGGTGCTCAACCTCCTGCAACAACTGCAGCAAATGCACGCGACTTGTGGACGTTTATAACTTATGATGGTGGCACGACATATTGGGGCACTTTGACTATGAAGGACGTGCGCTAAATATACTAGATTATTTTTATTTGTGAGTTTGTTATGAAAGTACATGTACTAGTCAATCCAAGAACACCAACTGGTCTTGCAAAACGAGTTGACCCATTTGCCGTCCATGGTTACAAATATATCAAATATTTGTCGCCTCATTTTGAGATGGTACACTATGGAATTCCAGGCGCGCAAGTTGATTGCGAGCACGTAGATATTCCAACAGCACCAACTGACATCTATCGCTTTAATGAACTTGCTGGCGAAGAAATTCGCAAGAGAGCCAGTGAAGGTGACATCATTGCCTGTTTCTTTGGCGTTGATAATAAACTTGCTTGCGACATGAATCCAGAATGTAAGGTGGTTGAGCCTTCAATTGGTTATCGCGCAAATGGAATCTTTGCACCATATCGCGTATTCACTTCGTATGCAAACATGCATATGTTCTATGGTGAGCGTGGAATGCTTATGAATCCTTCTTGGTTCGATGCTGTAATTGGTAATCCATTTACGGTTAGCGAGTTTGAATACTCAGAGAAAAAAGAAGATTATTTCTTATACTTCGGTCGCGTTGTTGAAGAAAAGGGCGTCCATCTCGCAATTCAAGCAACAGAAAAGTTAGGTAAAAAACTTATTATTGCTGGACCTGGATCATTACAGCAGCTCGGATATGACAAAGTTCCAGATCATGTAGAAATGTTTGGCACTGCTGATGCCGAGCAACGCAAGCAATTGATGAAAAATGCCAAGGGATTAATTGGTTTGACATATTACGTTGAGCCATTCGGCAATATGATTATTGAAGCAAATCTCTCTGGAACTCCAGTGATTACAACTGATTGGGGAGCATTCCCAGAAATTGTGATTGAGGGTCAAACAGGATATCGTGTTCGCGATTTTAAATCTCTACTAACTGCAATTGAATCAATTGATAAAATTATTCCATTCGAATGCAGAGAGTGGGGGTTGAATTTCTCCGATGAAGAAATTCACGATAAACATAAAAATTATTTAAACAGAGTTATGGTGAACGATTTTTATGCGTAGTTTATTTGTTGTTGGATCATCAATTCAGCCAAGAGAAGGGCGATTCACATATAGCCCAACTCGTTCTAAATTCCCAACTGATGAGAGATTTCGTCAAACTATCTTCACAGTTAATTCAATTCTTGCAGCTTTTCCAGAAGCCAAGATTGTAGTTGTTGATTCGTCTAACGATTACATGGAGTACATACAAACATTTTGGCATATGAAGAATGTGGGCTTTGTTCCACTAAAAGAGTTATGCGAAGATGCATTTGAAATTGTCAACACACATCCAAATAAGAGTCTTTGCGAATCGTTGTTATTGAACACATATTTTAAGATTCATCGTCCGACTATCAAAGAATATGACTTTGTGTTTAAAGCGACTGGAAGATATTTCTATTATGATTTCAACAATATTCTTTTAACTGAAGGAAACAAAGATAAAATTTTCTTTAAACGACCACTCAATTTTGAATGGAATGATACTTGGAATTATCATTTTGTTGATAGAAGAAAAGAGCAAAATAATAATCGTCTTCATCAATACTGTACAGTGCTCTATGGATTTGGATCAGAGCATCTAGAGAAGTTTATAGATATAAATGAAGCGACTGTGCATTTACTAAATCAATCAGCGATGAGTCATTATGACATTGAGACATTGTCATATTATTTCACAAGAGCATACGAAGACAAGATAATTGAAGTAGATTGGAAAGTTTCTGGCTGGGATGGAACTTCTGGCAGATTTATGTACTATTAAGGTGACATCATGAAAATTAAGACCATTATAATTGACGATTTCTACGGCAATCCAGACACAGTAAGAGAATTTGCACTTTCGCAAAAGTTCGAAGTGTCTGGAAACTATCCTGGATTGCGCACAAAGCCATTTCTCACTGAGGATACAAAAAAGACCATTGGCGATATTATTCGCTATGCTGGCGGTGAAGTTACTTATTGGTTTGAGGAGTCTGGTTATACTGGAGCATTTCAAATTTGTACTGCGCAAGATCGTACTTGGATTCATGCTGATCAATACAATACTTGGGCTGGTGTGTGTTACCTAACTCCAGATGCTCCTCTATCTTCTGGAACTGCTCTTTATCGTCATAAAGCGACAGGGCAATATGAGCGTGGCGAAAAAGATTACGAGGGATATGATTACACTAAATGGGAAATGACAGATTATATCGCAAACAAGTATAATCGTCTTGTTCTCTATCGTGGAAATCTATTTCATGATTCGCTAGATTATTTCGGAAGCACGCTACACTCTGGTCGATTGTTCCAGACATTCTTCTTTAATACTGAATACTGATGAAAATTCTTCACGTTATATTTTCTTGTAATCGGCTTCAGTATTTAACCAAGAGCCTAGAGTCGCTACATCTACTTGATTATTGCGGTCATCAGGTAGATCGTTTATTAATCGACGATTATCCAAGAACTCGAAACGATTATATTTTCGATTTACTTGGTAAAACTCATAAATTTAATCTCTTTTTACATAAAGAGAATATGGGATTATCTGTAACTTGGTCTGAGTTTTTCGATTATCTCAAGACCACCGATTATGATTATATCATTCATCAGGAAGACGATGTGGTTCTCAAAGAGCCAGTTCGTCTAGATGATATGATCGAAATTCTAGAATCTGATCCTAAAATGGCTTCGGTAGTTTTACAAAGACAAGAGTGGTATTTCCACGAGTCTGCTCCTAAAATTGAACCGACCGACACGCCAATTAAGCAATATTACTATGGGAAAAACACAAAACAGTTCCCAATTATTTTCTCTTTCTATAAAAGAAGTATCATTAATTATCCATTCCGCGAGTACTGGGGATTTACGATTAACGAAGGAATGATCATGGTTTATCTTGATCATTTTGAGAAGATGTATTCAGCGATACTAAAAAATTCAGAAGGTAAAAATATCATCGAGCATATCGGAGAAGAATCTACAGGTCGCCGAATTCTTCCTGGAGAGCCAAATTGGGAACAATTTGCACATATGGATCCCAATAAAGTCTATAGTTCGCGTAATGGGAGCCTTATCTCTTAAACTAAATATACAATAATTAGAGAGGTTCTACATGTCTCATCCCTCATCCCGCACTCAACTCAAAGATTATTGTCTTAGAAAACTCGGGTTTCCAGTTATCGACATTAACGTCGACGACGATCAATTAGAAGATCGAATCGATGACGCTCTTTACATGTATAAGAATCACCATTATGATGGTACAGAGCGCTGTTATTTGGCTCATCAGGTGACTGCAGGAGATATTTCAAATAACTATATTACTCTAGCAGACTCTATAATCGGAATCTCGCAGGTATTCCCTTTCACAGGAGCGGTTCAGTCTTCGACTTCCTCTTCTGGATTTAACATGTTTGATATTAATTATCAACTTCGCCTCAACGATTTTTATAATCTAACAGCCTCATCATATACCTATTATGTCATCGCTCGAGAACATCTTGCGATGCTGGACATGATTGTTACTGGTCTCCCGCCATTTACCTTCAATAAACAGGTTCACCAGTTAAAAGTGTTTATGGATTGGAACAAGTATAAAGATAATGCATATATTGCATTTGAGTGTCATCGAATCGTAGATCCTCAAGTTCATTCTGGAGTATATGGAGATCTTTGGGTTCGCGACTATACTGCTGCACTATTCAAGCAGCAATGGGGAACAAACCTAAAGAAGTATGGAAACTATACTCTTCCAGGTGGTTTAGTCATTAATGCTCAAACGATTTATGACGAAGCAACTCAAGAAGTTTTAATGCTAGAAGAAAAACTTCGCGACACATACGAAGAACCCGCTGCATTTATTGTAGGATAAAATGCCAACTAGTGTATATTTTAACAATCAGAAAGCATCAGTTGAACAACAGCTGATCGAAGATTTGATCATCGAATCAATTCGCAATCATGGGATAGATGTTTACTATCTTCCAAGAGAATCACGTTCATCTACAGACGAACTATTTGGTGATGATCCTGTAAAATGTTATCGTGGTGCAATTAAAGTAGACATGTATATGGAGTCATTTCAAGACTTCGAAGGCAACTCTGAGTTCTTTAGTAAGTTTGGTCTTGAGATTCAAAAAGTTGCACGCATGGCTGTGGCTCGTCGAACATTTGAAAGATTAGTCACAAGACAATATCCAACAACTCATAATTTACCAAAAGAAGGCGACCTAGTTTATCTTCCAATTCAAAAGAAAATAATGGAAATCAAAGGCATTGAAGAAGAGAAAAACTTCTTCCAAGCTGGTAAAATTGCTCCATATATGTATGGATTGACAATGGAAGCCTTTAAGTATAATGGCGAATTATTTGAAACAGGTGTCACTGAAATTGATGATATATCTGATAATCAAGCAATGGTTCTTGAGTACATATTAGATGCAGGTGGTTCTGGAACATTCTTAGATCAAGAGTGGGTATATCAAGGGTCAACATTTGCATCAGCAACTGCAAAGGGACTTGTTGCCTCTTGGGATAAACCAAATAGAGAATTGAGGCTTAAAAATATTTTTGGATCATTTGTTGACACAGCTCAACTAAAAGGTAAGTCTAGTGGTGCTATCTGGGAAATACAGACTACTGCAGATAAGATTAAAGATGCAGTTGAAAATAAACTAGATGATAACTTTTTAATTGAACAAGAAGCAGATAACATTTTAGATTTTAGCGAATCAAATCCATTTGGTGAGCCATAATGCTATCAGGCGTTCATTTTTATCACCGTATTACTCGCAAAATGGTCGTAGCCTTTGGCACGATGTTTAACAACATCACATTAAAGAGATACAATAAAGCTGGAACGCAAGAGATTGAAAGAATCAACGTCCCTTTGATGTACGCTCAAAAAGAAAAATTCTATGAGCGTATCACTCAAGATCCAAATTTGGCAAATGAAACGATGATGACATTGCCAAGAATGAGTTTTGAGATGGACGCGATTACTTATGATCCACTTCGAAAGAGAAGCAGCTTTACAAATAGTTTTGCAAGTGGAAGTACAGGAAGTGTAGTAAAAAATATTGTAGCAACACCATATAACTTTGACTTTACTCTAACCATTTATGTTCGAAACGTTGAAGATGGCACACAGATTGTAGAACAGATTCTCCCATATTTTGCTCCTGACTATACACTCACTATGAGTCTAGTTGATATTGCTTCTGAGAAAGTAGATGTTCCATTCATACTTAATTCTGTTTCACAAGATGTGAATAACGTCGGTGTAAGTAGCGATAACGTTCGTATTATTATGTGGACGTTGACATTTACTGCTAAAGGATATATGTACGGCGCAACAACTGAGTCTAAGATTATTCGCAAAGCAATCGCAAATACCTATGACAGTACATTTAATACAACAGCACAAAAAGAAATTGTGTTTAGTTCTGGAACTGGTACGTTTAAGATTGGAGAATTGGTTTATGAAGGTAGAACGCTCAATGAAGCCAATGCGACAGCATTTGTACATTCATGGGCTTCAGATTCTAACACTTTGGTTGTTGTAGATACAAATGGATTACTTAACGTGGGTAAATATATAACTGGCGCAGTATCAAATGCTTCTTGGAATATACAAAGTTTTGCAACTCCAACTAATCAATTAGTGAGACAGATCGTATATCCAGATCCTATGAATGCAAATGCAGACAGCGCATTTGGATTTACTGAAATATTACAAGAACGCCCATACTTCTTTGATGATAGAGTTGACTCAACTCTCATTAATGTTGATATTGGTTCTAAGACAGCTGACGACAATTCATAAGAGAATAAGAAATGACGCAACAAATAATCGATATTGGATCAGCACCTAATGATGGGACTGGTGATACAATTCGTGAAGCATTTGAAAAAGTAAATGAAAACTTCACTGATTTATATGCTGGTGCTGGCGCTGACACTGGACCACAAGGACCAACAGGTCCAGAAGGTCCACAAGGTCCTCAAGGCGTTGTTGGTGCTGTTGGTCCGCAAGGTCCATCTGGTCCAAGCGGTCCGAGTGGTCCTCAAGGTATTGCTGGTGATGTTGGTCCTCAAGGTCCAATTGGTCCAACTGGTGTTACTGGCGATGCAGGTATTGCTGGTCCACAAGGTCCGACAGGTCCATCAGGTCCTGCAGGATCATTTGGCGGTGTAACATTAGATTACACTTTTGACTCAAATACTGGAAATACTAATCCTGGAACTGGCAAACTCAAGTTCAATAATAGCAACTTAACTCTTGCAACTGAACTTTATATAAGCGAGAATGATGACTCTTCTGTTGATGTAACTTCATTGTTACAAACAATTGATGATTCAACATCAACCATCAAAGGTCACTTTAAGGTCAGTGAAAAATCAAATATTGAAGCGTTTGCAATATTTACCATCGGAGCTGCGTCTCATCCAGGCGTCTATTCAATTGTCAATTGCTCTTATGTTTCTGGCAGCGTAAACCTTTCTGGTGTTGTATTCCAAAATGGTGATGATATCATCATTACATTTGCAAGAACTGGTGATATTGGTGATGTTGGTCCACAAGGACCACAAGGACCAGCAGGATTAACTGGACCGCAAGGACCTACTGGTGCTGCAGGTGATATTGGACCACAAGGACCAACAGGTCCGTCTGGTCTAAATGGTAATGATGGACCTCAAGGTCCACAAGGTCCAATCGGATTAAATGGTGCTGATGGTCCACAGGGTCCAACAGGTCCATCAGGTGCCAATGGAGCAGATGGTCCACAGGGTCCAACAGGTCCATCAGGTGCAAATGTAGATCCTGGTCCAACAGGTCCATCAGGTGCAAATGGTTCAGCAGGACCACAAGGACCACAA